GGTCAAGACTTTCTTGGACAACACAGACTCTGACTGGCTGCTGTTGATAGACTCCGACGAGCAGCTTTCGCCCGCAGTCTTTGACCAGCTTATCGACACGGCGCATCACATCGAGCGCCCAGTGGTTGCGGGCCTCGTATTCGCAGCATTCAAGGACGAAGGCCTTTACCCAAAGCCCGTCCCCGCGATTTTTCAAGATACCCCAGGGGGGTTCTTGCCATTATTTAAGTACGACCGCAACGCCATCTTTCAGATAGATGCATGCGGGACGGGGTGCGTGCTCATTCACAGAAGCGTCCTTGAAAAGATGCGCGAAACGGCAGACCCACACCAAGGCACCGACTGGTGCTGGTTCTGGGACGGACCGATTAACGGCGAGTGGATTAGTGAAGACCTGCTGTTCAGTCGCAGGATTCGCCAGCTCGGCTTTCCAATCCACGTCAACACCGCAGCGATTTTACCGCACCAAAAGAGTTACTGGCTCGACGAGAGACACCACATCGACTGGCAACTCAACGAGAACAGCTAGAGAAAAGGAAAAAGCGTGGCTCTAACAAACGCCTATTGCACACTGTCTGATTTGAAGACGAGCCTCGCTATTGAGGACATCACAGACGACACTGCTTTGGAAGCTGCTATCTTGACGGCCAGCCGCATGATAGATGACTATACTGGCCGATTCTTCTACAAGGACGGCACAAACGCCGCGCCTGTCGTGCGTTACTACACTGCCCAAGACTGGTACACTTGCAACGTTGACGACTTTGTGTCACTCACCCAAATCGCAACAGACGACAACTTCGACCAGCTTTACACCACTATCTGGCAATCCGACGATTACATGGTAGAGCCCGTCAACAACCCACGCCGCGGGTGGCCGTTGTCGCGTTTGCTTGCTATCGATTCCTACATCTTTCCATACAACCTGCCACAGTCTGTCAAAGTGACTGCTGTGTGGGGTTGGCCTTCAGTACCAGCTGAAATCGCGATGGCAACCAAGATTCAAGCCTCTCGCTTGTTTATTCGCCGTCAATCTCCATTCGGCATCGCTGGCACTCCTGAACTCGGCACAGTGCGTCTTTCATCTCGGCTCGACCCAGATGTTGAGGCACTAATTCGCCCATTCCGCAAGATGAATGGTCTAGTAGCGTGATTCCAAGTGAGATCAGAGAAGGCCTCAAAAAGAATCTCAGCGACATTGATGGGCTTCGGTGCTATGACCAAGTCCCCGATGTCATCGTCCCACCCTGCGCCATTGTTGGGCAACTCGATTTCACTTTCGATCTGAACAACGCCCGCGGCCTCGACCAGTCGAATCTTGATGTGTTTGTTATCGTTCAGCGCTTTTCGGAGCGTACTGGACAGGACAAGTTAGACAAATATCTGGCTGGTTCGGGCAACTACTCAATCAAGGCGGCCATCGAGTCAGACCGAACTTTGGGCGGTGCTTGCAACACTTTGCGAGTCACTTCAGCGGAGTCTGGTACTTTCCAAATGGGCGATATTGACTACCTGTCTTATCGTTATCGAATCACTGTATGGGGTCAAGGAGACTAACCATGAACTACACCATCGCCTCGGACACTCTCGAGGTCGGCAACAAGAAAAAAGGCGACCAAATCGCTACTAAAGAATTGCTCGAAGCTGGATGCGACATCGCTGCGCTTGTTAGCGGTGGACATCTTTCTAGCAATAGCCCAACTAAGCCACAAGCAGAAGGAGCCGCAGAATAATGGCCCGATTAGTCCTAACAAATGCATATATCACAATCAACTCAGTGAACCTGAGTGATCACATCGCAAGCGTCACATTAACAACAAATGACGACGTTGTTGAGACGACTGCTTTTGGTTCAACCGCACGCACTCGCATTGGCGGCCTTGGAGACAACTCAGTAGCACTCGAGTTCCACCAAGACTACGCGACTAGCAACGTTGAAGCAACAATCTACCCACTGCTTGGCGCAACCACTGCAGTAGTAGTCAAGCCAAACGGCGCAACAACAGCAGCAGACAACCCATCATACAGTTTCACCGCCTTGGTGTCCGAATGGACTCCTTTGAATGGTGCTGTCGGCGAGTTAGCCACTGCTAGCGTTACTTGGCAGATCAGCGGCGAAGTTACAAAGGCGGTCATCTAGTGGCACGCATTGTCCTCACGAACGTTGCCGTCACATTCGGCACAACAGACATTTCAAGCTACGTCACTTCGGTGACGCTTGGCTCAAACTACGACGTAGTCGAGACAACAGCCTTCGGCAATACCGCACGCACCCGCGTTGCAGGCCTTGCGGACAACAGCGTAAACTTCGAGTTCAATCAGGACTACGCAGCGAGCGCTCTAGAGGCGACTATTTACCCAACACTTGGCACAGGAGTCTCGATTACTGTGCGTCCAGTTGCGGGCTCCTCTCCAGCTTACAGTTTTACTGCTTTGGTCTCCGAATGGACTCCGCTCAATGGAGCCGTCGGCGAGCTTGCAACCGCTTCGGTCACCTGGCCGATCAGCGGCGTTATTACAAAGTCATAACCTAACAAGGGGGAACAAATGGACGGCTTATCAATCAAGGTTAAAACCACAGACGGCCTCGAGGCATCATACAGATTGACTCCTCGAGTCATCGTGGCATTCGAACAACAGTACGGCAAAGGAATGCCGAAGTTGCTGGGCGAGGAACAAAAGATCGAGCACGTTTACTGGTTGGCCTGGAAGTCGATGCAAACCAACGGAGTTATTGTAAAGCCATGGGGCCCCGAGTTCTTGGACACCGTGGTGTCGGCAGAACTGGACTCTGACGCGTCTTTCGAATCCACCGAGATAGCTTAACGTACACAGTCGCCGCTATCTCGGTGGAGACTGGCATCTCTCCGATCGATTTGCTTGATGCCCCCGAGGGGGTACTTGAAGCAATAACAGTTTACTTGAAAGAGCGGGCGAAAAAACATGGCTGAAGCTGAAAGTGATATTATCCTCATAGGAATTGAGGAGACTCTTACTTCGTTAAAGGCATTCGACAAAACCGCAGTCAAGAACTTCAATGCAGTCATCAATTCGGTGCTCTCAGATGCAGAACGGGCAGCGCGTGGTTTCGTGAAATCCGAGCCGCCTATGAGAGGCTGGAAAACGACTGAGCCGCTTAGGCCTAAAAAATCCACCCGTGGTGGTGCTGGCTGGCCGCCTTACAACCAAGGCGTGATTCAGCAAGGCATTCGCAAAACGAAAGCACAAGGCAAAGTCCGAAAAGACTACACAACCAGCGCTGGTGCGCTTATCAATGAGTCTGCAGCTGGTGCAATCATCGAAGTTGCAGGCCGCAAATCGGACGGCACAGGTAGTGGCATTCAGTTTATTCGTAATCTAACCGACGAGATCAAAAACCCGTCGCGTTTGATTTGGCGTGCCGTTGATGAACGCAAGAGATCTGCACAGATGAAGACCTTGGCAGCACTAGACGACGCGAAAGCCATCTTACAAAAGAACTTAGACAGAGAGCGAGAATAGAACATGGCAGTTGGGGCAGTAATCGCTCGCATTCTCACCCAGTATTCAGACAAAGGCACAAAAGCCGCTGTCAAAGACATTTCAAGAATGGAAAAGCAGTTCGGCAAGTTCGCAAATAAAGCAGCAAAGTCTTTCGGCTTAGCAGCTCTTGCGGCTGGTGCTTTCGCAGTTAAGTTGGGCAAGGACTCAGTTCAAGCGGCAATCCGCGCAGAGGCCGAGCAAAACAGACTCAACCAGATCTTGCTTACCACAAACGGCGCAACAGCCGAACAAGTAAAGATTTTAAATGCACAAGCCGAAGCACTCGAAAAAGTCGGTGTGGTCTCTGCTGGCAACGTCTCTGTTGTGCAGTCCCAACTTGCGACTTTCGATTTGCAGGCCTCGTCTATCCAGGCGTTGACACCTGCAATCCTCGATTATGTAACAGCTGAAAAGGGCGCGACTGCGTCTGCTGACCAGTTCAAGACCATGACAAACGGCTTGGCGCAAGCTCTCAACGGTCAATTCGGCGCTTTAACTAGGGCTGGCTTCGTTTTAGACGAGCAAACCAAAAAGTTGATTTCAAACGGCACAGAAGCTGAGCGCTCTGCAGCCATCGTCAAAGTGCTCAACTCGACTTACAAGGGTTTCAATGAGGAGTTACGCAAGACTCCTGAGGGCGCGATTATCGCACTGAAAAACTCCTTCGAGAGTATTAGGACAACAATCGGCAAGGCGCTTTTGCCTGCCTTGGTTCAGTTCGTAGATTATTTACAAAAAGACATACTCCCACTACTTCAGAAGTGGGTTGAACTCAATGGTCAGAAGTTGGCCGCAGCCTTCCAGCTAGCAATTAGTTATGGCATAGCATTTGGCAAGTTGATGTTTGAGATCTTTTCATTTGTAGCCCGCAACACCAAAGTGTTCGTCACTCTTGGTGCAGTCATCGCAGCCGCTTTCTTTGGCGCAAAAACCGCAGCAGCCGTGGCTGGTCTTATCAAAGGCGTGCAGGCGATTATTAAAGTAATGAAAGCTCTGCGCACTGTTTCACTTGCATCGGCCGCAGCTACCGCACTTGCGACTGGTGGTATTTCAGCCGCCGCAGGAGCAGCCGCTTTTGGAGTAGCTCTCGTCGGTATCGGCATCGCTGCCAACAAGTTTAACAAGGACTCTGACAAGGCTGCAGACGCTATGGGCAAGTTTAAGTTCGACATGAAGGGCGTTAAAGAAGAGACTATCAAGTACAACGCGGCCCTTGACAAGTCAGCAAACGCACAAGACAAGCTGAACCAAAAGAACAAGGCGCTGAAAGGCATGGACGACCCGATCACTAGAGAGGCCGTCCGTTTGAACTTGCTAAAGCAAAAGAGACTCGGCATTTCTAGCCCAACCATTTCGCTACTTGCATCAGCTGGGCACGGCAATATTGCAAAGAACACCACCATGAACGGGGGCAACATCACGGTGAACGTCGCGGGCTCTGTGGTCTCACAAGGGGACCTCGTCAATGGAATCAAGAACGGCCTTGCCACTTTAATGCGCCGTCGTGCTGGTAGTCAGTTTGCGGTGCTCTAATGCCAGCAAATGCACCAACACTCACAGTTGCATTCGGCATTGGTGGCTCATTCACTAACGTCAGCGCAGATCTGCTTCTCGAAGTAAACATTCGCCGCGGGCGCCAGTACCAAAACGACTTTTTAGAATCTGGCACTGCGGACGTTGTGCTCAACAACCAATCGGGAGCCTTCGACCCAAGCAACACCTCAAGCCCGTGGTACAACGTGTTGGTGGCTGGCATGCAGGTTCGCATCACAGGCAACGCAACCGTCATTTACACTGGTTTTCTAGAGGATAACGCAGTAAACCAAGGCATCTACCCGACCGTCTCTTTGACCTTCGTTGATGGCTTGGCACAGATCGCCAAAGCGATAGCGCCTGCCCTTGCAACCAGCTCCTTCCAAGAAGCTGCAAATGTTCGTGCTGCTCGCGCTCTTGACCTCGCTGACTGGTCTGCGACTGCCCGCAGTCTAACAGGCACCACTGTCATGCAAAAGACAAAACAAAACATGAGCTGCCTCGAGATGCTCGAGCAGTGTGCAAACTGCGTCGGGGGTCGTTTTTACGTCAGCCGCACAGGAGTAGCCACACTCGTTGATATCGCAGACAAGTTCACTCGCCCAACCAGGCTTCTTTTTTCAGACCAAGGCGACGCTAACAGCGTGGGCTACGACGGCATCATCACCAACCCTGGCACAGACTATGTTTATAACGAGGCTATCGTTTTCAGGGGCCCAAAAAAGACTCAAAAGACAGCCCGCTACACTTCAAGTGTTTCGACTTACGGTCTAAAGTCCAAAAAGCTCGACGCCCCGATCTTTAGCGAGACCAGCGCTGCCAACCTAGCGCTCTACGCCGCCCGCAAAGACTCAGATGCTGTGGTTTTGGCTGAGCAGATCGACTTCACGGCTATCGGTATCGGCGCACTCGCTACCGACATGTTAGAGACTGAACTGAACGACTTGGTTCAAGTCAAGCGCGAGACTTACGATGGTCGCTTTATCACAATCAACTGCGTGGTTGAGGGGCTTGCTCATTCCATCACCGCCGACAACTGGCGCGTCAGCTATTTCACCTCAGTAGTTGACCCTTACACGATTACACTCTAGGGGGAGCGATGCCACTTTGTCCGCAAATCACAATCACGCCAATCACAGTCACTACAACAGGCATGACACAGACTTCTATTATTCCAATCGTGGCTGCCACAACCGAAGAGACTGACGAACTCCAAACCGAAATCAACTCGATTGAAGCCTCTGTCAACGGCAAGAACCACATCTACCGACAGGCGACAGCACCCGACGGCACTGTTTTCCCGCTAACTGAGGGCGACGTTTGGTTTGACACAGACGACGGCAACAAGCAATACTACTGGACAGGCACTGCTTGGGTTTCTGTTCAAGACCTTGGAATCGCAGCAGCAGAAACAGCAGCGGCAGCGGCAGCCTCAGCGGCGGCAGCGGCTTCATCAGCAGCGGCGTCTGCAACATCGGCCGCGGCGGCAGCATCTGCAGCAGCGACAGCAGCGCAAACAACAGCAGACGGCAAAAACCGCATCTACCGCCAAACCACAATGCCAACGACTGGGCCATTCGCAGAAGGTGACCTTTGGTTTGACACCGACGATGACAACAAGTTCTACAGGTACACAAGTGGCGCATTCTCAGCTTTCACTCTAGGCAACGAAGCGCTTGCCTCGCTTTCTGCTAACAAGCTTACAGCTGGCACGATTGATGCTTCTGTTATTACGGTTTCCAACATCAACGCTGGCAACATCTCAGCTGGCACGCTTAATGCGGACCGAATCGCAGCAGCCAGCATCACTGGTGCAAAGTTGGTTGCTGGCACGATTGAGGCTGTTTCGATTGCGGCTGGCACAATCACTGGCGCAAAAATCGCTACTGGCACGATTGAAGCTGTCAACATCGCGGCGGCCACCATCACTGGCGCCAAAATCGCAGCGACCACAATCACCGCCAGCAACATCGCAGTTGCCACAATCACTGCAGATCAAATCGCAGGCGCTACAATCACCGCGGCTGAAATCGCGGCAGACACCATCACAGCAGCCGAAATTGCAGCGGGCTCAATCACTGTTGACCGCTTGTCTGCTGGCACTCTTACAGCTTTCACACTTCAAACATCAACTGGCACTCGTCGCGTCACAGTCTCTGCCGCCAACAACGCCATCTCATTTAGAGAAGCTGGCTCTGTTGTTGGTTGGGTTGGGCCTGCTTCTGTGTCGGGTGTTTTGATGCATTATGGCGCCACTTTCAATGCCAATGCAACTACCTACCCGCTTTGTTATGTCTCATCAGGGTCAGCGCTTATTGCCTACAGCTCTACCAAGTTCCTAGAAGTGAACTCGCTTGGCGTTGTTGCAACTGGAGACCTTTATTCTCCTTCGAACTTCTACAACCAGGACACTACAACCACCACAAACGCTGCAAACACGTGGATGTCGTCCACCACTGGACTCACAAGACGCAGCACAGCTTCAAGCCAGCGCTACAAAGAGGGCATCGTTGACATTCGCACAGTTGCAGAGCTTGACCCACGCAAGTTGCTTGGTTTACCAGTGCGTGCATTCAGGTACAAGGCTGATTACTTAGATGCTGCAGATGATAGAGCTGGCACTTTGCTACCAGGCTTTATTGCAGAAGAAGTCGCAACAGCTTACTCGGTTGCTGCAGACCAAGTTGAAGGCGTCATTGAATCCTGGAACGACCGCTACGTCGTGCCTGGCATGCTGGCATTGATTCAAGATTTACACGCACGTGTAGAGTCGCTCGAGGGGGGCACAAATGGATAACACAACAGAACTCGACATCAACGTCGTCATCGCAGCACTAAGAGAGCAGATCGGTCTGCTAGCACTGGACAAAGCGATGCTGACTGCGAGAATCGGAGATCTCGAAAAAGCACTCAAGGAGAA